ATGATTAAACAAATATTAAGACTATTATTCTTACTAGCGATGTATGAGCTAGGTAAGTATGTAACTGAGAAAGTATATATTATGACGACGGCTAATGATGATGTAGAGGCGCCGAGTGACTTCGCAAAGTTGAGCGATCAGTCTGATTTGATGAGGGCGGAGGTGTCAGAGTAGATGATGTGGTTAGTCATAGCAATTATATTACTAGTCATCTTATTGTTTGGTGTGATGTTGCAAGCTGAACAGTTAAAAGGCGATGTGAAAGTTAAAGAGCGGGAGATAGAGATATTAAGAAGTAGATTGAGACATTTTGAAGATTAAAAATATTTGTATGGAGGGTATTCATGACTAAAAAGAAATATGGATTAAAATTATCAACAGTTCGAAAGTTAGAAGATGAGTTGTGTGATTATCCTAATTATCATAAGCAACTCGAAGATTTAAGAAGTGAAATAATGACACCATGGATTCCAACAGATACAAATATAGGCGGGGAGTTTGTACCGTCTAATACATCGAAAACAGAAATGGCAGTAACTAATTATCTTTGTAGTATACGAAGAGGTAAAATCCTTGAGTTTAAGAGTGCGATTGAACGTATAATCAACACATCAAGTAGGAAAGAACGCGAATTCATTCAAGAGTATTATTTTAACAAAAAGACTTTGATTGCGGTATGTTATGACATACACATTTCTGAAAGTACAGCGCATAGAATTAAGAAGAAAATAGTGTCTAAACTAGCCGAAGAATTAGGAGAATACTAAAATTGACAGTAAAATGACAGTTTTTGACACCTTAAACGAGATATTATGATATTGTAAGAATTATCTTAAGACGTGGGGTAATAGCCACAACAGATGTTCTCATCGATGTGATTGAGAAGTGACAAACATATAAAAATTGATATGTTACGCTATTAATCACTTACTACCTGCCTATATGGTGGGTAGTTTAATTCTTGCATTTTGAGTCATAACTATTTTCCTCCTTTCACATTTATTGAACGTAGCTCCTGCACAAGATGTAGGGGCATTTTTGTATTTAAAATAACTAGAGTAATTAACATAAAGTGGGTGGTACATGAAATGAACGAGAAACAAAAGAGATTCGCAGATGAATATATAATGAATGGATGCAATGGTAAAAAAGCGGCAATCTCAGCAGGTTATAGTAAGAAAACAGCAGAGTCTTTAGCAAGTCGATTGTTAAGAAATGTTAATGTTTCGGAATATATTAAAGAACGATTAGAACAGATACAAGAAGAGCGTTTAATGAGTATTACAGAAGCTTTAGCGTTATCTGCTTCTATTGCTAGAGGAGAACCTCAAGAGGCTTACAGTAAGAAATATGACCATTTAAACGATGAAGTGGAAAAAGAGGTTACTTACACAATCACACCAACTTTTGAAGAGCGTCAGAGATCTATTGACCACATACTAAAAGTACATGGTGCGTATATCGATAAAAAAGAAATTACTCAGAAGAATATTGAGATTAATATTGGTGAGTACGATGACGAAAGTTAAATTAAACTTTAACAAACCATCTAATGTTTTCAACAGAAACATATTCGAAATACTAACCAATTATGATAACTTCACCGAAGTTCATTATGGTGGCGGTTCAAGTGGTAAGTCTCATGGGGTTATTCAAAAAGTTGTACTCAAAGCATTGAAAGATTGGAAATATCCTAGACGTATACTATGGCTCAGAAAAGTCCAATCAACAATTAAAGATAGTTTATTCGAAGATGTCAAAGATTGTTTGATAAACTTCGGCATTTGGGATATGTGCCTTTGGAATAAGACTGATAACAAAGTCGAGTTACCAAACGGCGCAGTTTTTTTGTTTAAAGGATTGGATAACCCAGAGAAAATAAAGTCGATAAAAGGCATATCAGACATAGTAATGGAAGAAGCTTCTGAATTTACGTTGAATGATTACACACAGTTAACATTGCGTTTAAGAGAGCGTAAACATATAAACAAACAAATATTTTTAATGTTTAACCCAGTATCTAAACTGAATTGGGTTTATAAGTATTTCTTTGAACATGGTGAACCAATGGAAAATGTCATGATTAGACAATCTAGTTATCGAGATAATAAGTTTCTTGATGAAATGACACGTCAAAACTTAGAGTTGTTAGCAAATCGCAACCCAGCATATTACAAAATTTATGCGTTAGGCGAATTTGCTACACTAGACAAATTAGTTTTCCCTAAGTATGAAAAGCGTTTAATAAATAAAGATGAGCTAAGGCATTTACCTTCTTATTTTGGATTGGACTTTGGATATGTTAACGACCCTAGTGCTTTTATACACTCTAAAATAGATGTAAAGAACAAGAAGTTATACATCATTGAAGAATATGTTAAAAAAGGTATGTTGAATAATGAAATAGCTAATGTCATTAAGCAACTTGGTTATTCAAAAGAGATAATAACAGCAGATAGCGCTGAACAAAAAAGTATTGCTGAAATAAGTAATCATGACATTACTCGAATCAGATCTGCTATGAAGGGCAAGGATAGTATTATCTCTGGAATACAATACCTTAATCAATTCGATATCGTTATTGACGAACGATGTTTTAAAACGATTGAGGAGTTAGACAATTACACGTGGAAAAAAGACAAAAACACTGGCGAATACTACAATGAACCGGTGGACACGTACAACCATTGTATTGACGCATTACGCTATAGTGTTGAAATGTTAATGATCAATAACAAAAAACAAAAGAAAACCGCAAAAGATTTACGTAGGATTAAAAATATGTTTTAAGGAGTGGGCTAATGACTTTATATACAGTCGGGAGTGTAACAGAAAAATTTTCTCCAATTGCTAACGATGATTTTATTGTCAATGATTTAGATGAATTGTTTAAAGATGATTTTTTAAGAAATTTAATCAGCAGACACAAAACAGAACAATTACCACGTCTAGAGATGTTGGAAGCTTATTATTTGAATAGAAACACAGATATATTAACGGGACAACGTCGTTTAAATAGTAATGGAGATAAAGCAGACCATAGAGCCGTACATAATTATGCTAAGTACGTATCGCGCTTTATAGTTGGATATTTAACTGGTAATCCAATCACTATTACGCACAAAGAAGAATCTACTAATAATAAAATTATTGAGCTGAACGATAAGAATGATGCTGATGAAATTAATAGTGATATAGCATTAAACTTATCTATTTACGGCAGGGCTTACGAGATTGTTTATAGAGACTTAAAAGATAATGATACATTTAGAGTATTAGATCCTAAAAGTACTTTTGTTGTATATGATAATTCCCTAGACAAGCAGATTATAGCGGGTGTTAGATATTACGAAAAGAGTAACGCCGAAAAGGTCCCGACAAATTATATAGAAGTGTACACAGACCAAGATATCTACTATATAGAAATCAAAAATGGTTCTGTTGTCATCAATGACGTTGTTAAACATTTTTACAATGAGGTACCAGTCATTGAATACTTAAACGACCAGTTCAAACAAGGTGACTTCGAAAATGTTATTTCACTGATTGACTTATATGACGCAAGTCAGTCGGATACAGCAAATTACATGTCTGATACTAATGATGCTATGTTGGCTTTAATTGGTAACGCTGATTTAGACGGCGAGGATGCAAAAGCATTTAGAGATGCAAATATGATTCATATAAAACCATCAATAAACGCTAATGGTGGAGAAGGTAAAGCAGACGCTAAATATATTTATAAGCAATACGATGTGGCAGGTTCAGAAGCTTACAAAAAGAGATTGCAAAACGATATCCATAAATATACTAATACACCTGACTTGAATGATGAAAACTTTAGTGGTGTTCAATCTGGAGAATCAATGAAATACAAGCTGTTTGGATTAGAACAAGTAAGAGCTATTAAAGAAAGGCTTTTCAAAAAAGGATTAATGAAACGTTACAAGTTATTATTAAACAAAGTTAATTTGGAAAGTATGGGGAATCATGATTATTCGGAACTAAATATAGTGTTTACACCCAATTTACCTAAATCATTAAAAGAGTCTGTAGATATATTCAACGCATTAAGTGGTGGAGTATCAGAAGAAACAAGGTTGAGCACTTTAGAAATCATAGATAATCCAAAAGAAGAAATGAAAAAAATGGAAGATGAAGCTAAAAAAGTTGAACGATCTCGTGGAGATAACGAATACGGTCATGTATTTGATAAAACTGATAAAGAAGTTGATTCTGTAAATGAAGAAGATAAATAAACAATGGTGGGAGCTTGCTCAAAACGGAATTATCGAAGAAGTTAAACAAGATAAAATCGCTGTAAAAGAAATCGAATTGTTAATTTCTGTAATGATTGCTGAAATAGAAAAAGAAATCTTGTCCTTTTATACTAAATACGCTTCTTATGAAGGCATTGACGTTAAAGAGGCGAAAAAGAAAGTTGATAAATTTGATGTAGAATCTTTTAAAAATAAAGCGAAAAAATATGTTAAAGATAAAGATTTCAGCGAGAAAGCAAACAAAGAATTAAAAAAGTACAATACAAAGATGTATGTATCTAGAGAAGAATTACTTAAAGACCAATTGAATAGTTTAATTGATTATTTTACTGCTGAAACCGAAAAACATTTATCTGAATACATGGGGCAAGCTGTTAGAAGAGAAGTGGCGCGCCAAGCTGGTATATTGGGTGAAAATGTTGTTATCACACCCCAAAAAGTAACTTCTATTGTGAACGCTGATTTTGGAAATACAACGTGGTCTAAACGCTTATGGGACAATATGGACGACTTAAGAAAAGATGTTCAACGTATAGTGTCACATGTCACCTTGAGAGGAAGGCACCCAAATGAATTTGTTTCAGAACTTAGAAAGAAACACGATGTGTCTGTGTCTGATGCGAAACGACTGCTAATTACTGAAACTGCAAGAGCACAAACACTAGCTCAAAAAGAGTATTATTTAAAAATGCTAGGTGATGATTCTGAATATAAATTTGTTGCGAAAAAAGACGAAAAAACATCAAAAACTTGTTTGAGTCATAACGGTAACATTTATAAAGTTAAAGAAATGACGCCGGGATTGAATGCGCCTCCCATGCATCCAAACTGTAGATCCTCTACAGTTCCAGTTATTACGAGTAAAAGACAAGAATTTATTAATTCTAGAAAAGGGCGTTATTCGGGCGCTAAGGTGACTTTAAAATGAAGCTAACAGTTAAGTTGAAAAGTAAATACGGACACAGCAGTGTCGCTTACTACGATAATCGTATGGGAATTTGGAAGATTGTTAATGTCACAAAAATCAGATAGCTATTTGAAAGACATTGCATATGAATTGAAATTAATTAGAATCGAGTTACAAAAACAAAGCAAATCAAATATTAAAAGTACGACTACAAAAGAAGAAAATAAATATATTTAAGGTTACTACCGAAAAAGTAGTAGCTATTTTTTTATGTCCAAAACGTGCTGAAGACATTAAAAGCTCGTATGGAAATCTCAGTCGACAGACTATAAACGGAGGTATATCTCATGGCAGAAGAAACAAATAGTAACGTTACTGAAGAAACAGAAGTAAATGAGCAAACACAAAATAATCAAGAACAATCTTCAAAAGTTAAAGAAGAGCAGTCAAAAGATACTGATAAAACATTCACACAAGAAGAAGTTAATCAAATGATTAAAGAACGTGTAGCTCGTGAGCAAAAGAAAGCCGAAGAAAAAGCGAAAGAAGCTGAAAAGCTGGCTAAAATGAACAAAGACCAAAAAGCTGAATATGAGCTCGAAAAAATTCGTAAAGAAAACGAAGAATTGAGAGCTGAAAAGCAAATGAATGCGATGCGTTCAGAAGCTAGAGCTATGTTCGAAGATAAAAATATAAAAGCTAATGATGACCTTTTAGACTTCGTAGTAAAAGAAGATGCTGAGAGTACTAAAAAGAATGTTGAATCATTTGTTGATTTATTAGATGGAATGGTAAAAGCGCAAGTAAAAGAGGCATTGAGACAAGATTCACCTAAGACATTCAAGAGTACTGGATTAAGCAAAGAAGATATTATGAACATTAAAGATGATAGTCAACGTCAAATGGCTATCGCACAAAACAGACAATTATTTAACTAAGTGGAGGTATTATATATGGCAGCAGAACCAAATTTAATTGATGTGAAAGCATTAGGAGAAGCGAAGTCAATTGATTTCGCAAATAGAATGGGGATTGGATTAAACAAATTATTTGAAGCCCTATCAGTAACAAACAAGATTCCAATGAATGTTGGGTCAGCTATTAAACAATATAGATTCAAAGTTATCGATTCAACAGCACCAACTGGAGAGGTTGCAGAAGGAGATATCATTCCTTTAACTAAAGTTGAACGTGAACAAGTTAAAATTACGGAATTAAAGTTCAAAAAATATCGTAAATCAACAAGTGCTGAAGCTATTCAATCACACGGATATGATTTAGCTATTAATCGCACAGATAATGAATTGCTACGTTATGTACAAAAGAATTTCCGTAAAGAATTCTTCAAAACATTAAAAGACGCATTAGATAGTTCAGAACGTACAAACAAAAAAGCTTTAACAGGCAAGAATCTACAAGGTGCATTAGCGAAGGGGCGCGCCAACTTATCTACATTACTAGATGATGAAATCACTCCGATTGCATTAGTTAATCCTGATGATGTAGCTGAACATATTGCTAATGGTTTAATCGTTTCTAACGGTGCGCAATTCGGTTTAAACTTACTTACGCCATATGTAGGTGTTAAGGTTATCGAATTTGCAGATATTCCAGCTGGCGAAGTATGGATGACAACAGCGGAAAACTTAAACGTAGCTTTTGCTAATCCACGCGGAGAGTTAGCTCGTGCCTTTGCATTCGCAACTGATGAAACTGGGTTTGTAGGTGTGTTGCATGATATTCAACCAGAAAGATTAACTGCAGATACTGTGTTCGCTTCTGCAATTACAATGTTCCCAGAAAACATTGACGCAGTGGTTAAAGTTACAATCAAAGCAGATACTACACCAGTAGTATAAGGAGTGTGTTTAAAATGATTTACTTAGCATTAAATGATTTTAAAGACAAAACTGATAACAATCGCCTTTTTAATAAAGGCGACGTTTATCATTGTGAAAATCAACAAAGAATTGATGAGCTGAAAGGAAAGGGATATTTAACTTTCGTTCATGAAAAAATGACTAAAAAAGATATTATCTCAACACTATCTGATGTAAACATCATCGTTGAAGATGATAAGACTAAAAATGAAATCTTAGATAGTTTAAAGTAGGTGTTGTTTATGGCTACTAAAGAAAACATTAAAGTTTTACTTGGTTTAAAGGATAGTAAACAAGATGGTCTCTTGGATATCATCATTAAGAACACAGAAAGCCGTCTATTATCTAAACTACCTTTTAATATCAGGGAAGTTCCGGACAATTTATCTTTTATTGTTGAAGAAGTAGCAGTGAAACGATATAACCGTATAGGCTCTGAAGGTATGACAACAGAAAGTGTTGAAGGGCGCACGAACACATTTCAAGCGAATGATTTTGATGAGTATCAAACAATCATTGATGAACTTTATCCGAAAGAAAACGGAGCGAAAGGAAGTATCAAATTCTATTGAGATACAACGACAGAATAACATTCATGCTTGAAATCAAAGGGGCTTACGACACTAAAACAAGTAAATACACTAGTAATATAATCACTTACGATGAACAACCTTGTAATATCAACCCACTTTCAGTACAACGACTAGCTGTAGAATTTGGTGATATATCTAAAAATATCATAGTTGCACGTCTTCAAGGCAATTACGATAATAGTGTGAGTCATGCACTAGTGGAAGGTGTTAAGTACAAAGTGGTTACACACAAACATTATGTCCACGATACAGTTTTCTATTTAGAAGGTGTTAATTAATGGATTTAGATGCGTTAATAGAGCACTTTGATGATATGAATGATCATATCGATGATGACGTTAATGAAGTTTTAAAGAATTTAGCTATTGAAGGGGCTAAATTAGCAAAAGAAAATGCTGAAAGAGTCATGAATAAAGGTTATTGGACTGGTAACTTATGGCGTGAAATAGAATCAGCTAAAAGCGGGGATTTGGAGTATTCAATTACTTCTAATGCTGGTTATTCTGGTTTCTTAGAGTATGGAACGCGTTATATGGAAGCTGAGCCTTTTATGTGGCCAACGTATGTACAAATACAAAAAGAACTAGTGAAAGATTTAAAAGAATTATTAGAAGGATAGAGGTGTTGCAATGCAATCACCACAATTACAACTCTACAACAAAGCATTTGATTTATCTACGGGATATGGTGTTCCGGTTGTCTCAAAAAAAGAGATGACTGACGAACCATCATATCCTTTTATTGTATTGGGAAAAATGGACGGGCATATGAATATTCGTACATTTGATAGTTTTGATGGATTAACAAGTGTAACGGTAGATGTTTGGTCTAAGTATGATGATTTAGGTTCACATGATGCGATTGTGTACGGTTTACAAAAAGATTTAACACAATTAGAGGTATTGCCTAATTATCAAATTAGAATAAACGATTTAACCATCAATCAATTACCCGACAATACAACTAATCAATTGTTGGTTCATAGTCAAATTGTTGCAGAGTACGATACTTATTAAAATGGAGGTTTATTTATGCCACAAAAGTCAGGTAAAGATGAATTAGTACTATTACGTATTTTAGGACAAAAAGTAGATGCCGAAAAAGTAATGTTAGTAACAGAACATTCAAGATCTACAGAAAAAGATAAAGACAGTGTTGAAACTATGGATGGTTCAATTAGCGCTGGAGGTTCTTTAGAATCTGAAGTTAAATTCACTGCGCATATGGATGTGCAAGACAAGCTTTCTGATGAAATTGAAGACGCAGTAGAAGATGATGTAGCATATGAGCTATGGTTCATTAACCGACAAGTTAAAAACACAGACGGTAAATATAAAGCGGAATATAGACAAGGTTATTTCACTTCATTCGAACGTAAGAATGAAGCTGACGGTATTGCTGAATATGAAGCTGAGTATTCTGTATTTGGAAAGAAAAAGCGTGGTTACGCAACGTTACCTAAGTTAATTGAAGATAACAAACTTGCATATGGTTTCCATGATACAGTTAAAACAGACCCTGCAACTGACGGTCTGGCTTCAATTCCTCAACCAACTGCTAGCGAAGCATCAGGTACAGTTCCGGTAGTTTAATTTTAAATGGGCAAGCTAAGAGCTTGCTCTTTTTTTATATCCAAAATACAAAAAAAGAAAGAGGTACATATATATGTTTATTAACTTTAAAGGAAAAGAATTAGAATTGTCATTTGGTTTAAAATTTTTAAGAATCATCGATAAAACAATGGCTATGGAGGCGGAAAACATTTCATTTGGTCAAGGCACACAAATGTTAGTACCTAGGTTAGAAATGGCTGATGTAGTTTCTTTATCTTACATCATTGAAGCAGCTACTGCACATCATCAAAAAGCGCCAAAGACTGAAGATGAATTAGAGATTGTAATTGAAGAGATCGCAACAGATTATGGCATTGAAGAGTTTTGTCAAGACGTACTTAAGGAATTGGGAAAGCGTGCTATGACCCGAAACCTAGTACCGAACGAGTACAAAGAAGAGAAGAAAACAACGAAATAGTTCAAAGTAGGTCGCTGACTTATGATAAATTAGTTGTTTCCTGCATGTCTCAATTGAAAATATACGATTTGAAAGAAATAGAACGATTAACTTTAACTGAATATTATTATCGTATGTGGGCGAAAGAATATGAGAGGTTAGATCAAATACAACAAATGTTTGATTTAGCCTTTTCTATTAGGAATGCCCAATTGACAGAAAATGTAGGTACAGAAAATAAACCGGAAGAAAAATATATGTTTAATGACGCCTCTGACCTACTGGACTACGAAGAGAATGTTAAACGTTTAGATGAAGGGTTACCAATTGAGTTTAAAGAAAGAACTAAAGATATTGAAAGTGCAATGACATTAAAAGAAAAATTAAGTTTAATTGCACAAGTTAATAAAAATGCTAATGAAAGGAGTGAAGTGAATGGCTAATTATAAAGTGTCTGCTGAAGTTAGTGCTGATACTAGTAAGTTTAAAAAACAAATACAAGCAGCTAAAAGAGTTTCTGAGAAGTTTAAAAAAGTTGTAGATAAGCTTAAAAACAACGAAGTTGATGCAAATACTGCTAATTTCGATAAAAAAATAGATAAATCTAAATCTAAAGCGGAAAAATTAGATAAGATGAAAATTGACCCAGATGTAACTGCGGATATTAGTAATTTTTCTAACAAAACAAACGAAGTTAAAGCTATTTTGGACAAACTGGATAAAACTGGTGCTGACGCCAAAATTAAAGCTGATATAAAGTCAGCAGTAACTAACATCAAGACGTTACAAAGTTACATTAAAGGGATTCAAGATGGAGAAATTGATGTAAATGTAGACACTAAAACCGCGCAATCAAAAATTAAAAATATCGAATCTAGTTTGAGAGCGTTAAGCTCATCGAAAGCAACCGCTGAAATTAAAGCTAATTCGGACGAAGCTTTGCGAAAGCTAGTTGAAGCAAGAAAAGCTTTAGCTGATTATGCCAAACAGCGTGCTACAGCCAAATTAGATGTAGATAGTAAATTAGCTTCTGCTGAAGTCAGTCGGTTTAAAGCTTTACTGAGAAGTATACCAAACAAAATTAAAACTAGGGCAGACTTCGACGGCAGACAATACGGAAATGCGCTTAAAGGATTAAACAGACAAGTAGACGTCTTTCAAGATAGAATGGATCGTATCGCAAAATCAATTAGAACATTCGGAACTATTGGTGCTAATACGATACAAGGAACTTTGTTGTCTTCTTTTAGTGCTTTAATACCTGTGATAGGCGGACTTGTACCAGCTATTGCAGCAGTGGGGAATGCTACAGTAGCTTTAGGTGGTGGCGCTGTTGGTGCGGCAGGTGCTTTTGGCGTCTTGCGTTTGGGTATAACTGGTTTTGCAGGAATGGCTGCGTCTGCTATTCAAATGTTAGATAAAGGCATGATACAAGCTAGTAACGCAACTAATGAGTATAAATCAGCGCTATCAGGTGTTAAATCTACATGGCAAAGTATCGTAAAAGAGAACGCTTCACAGATATTTTATGCAATGGCTTCAGGTATAAGAAGTGCATCGAATGCATTAAATCAAATGAGACCGTTTTTATCAGGAATCGCTGGTTTAGTTAATACTAATGCTGCAAAACTAAATACTTGGGTAACTAGTTCAGGTACAGCTCAAAGAGCTTTTGAAGCATTGAATACGACCGGTGTTAAGATTTTCGGAAACCTATTGAGCGCAGGTGGTCACTTTGGTGACGGTTTGGTTGAAATATTTACACAGTTAATGCCGTTATTCGAATGGTCTTCTAAAGGTTTTCAAAGTATGGCTTTATCTTTTCAAAAATGGGCGCATAGCGTTGAGGGTAGTCAAGCTATACAAGGGTTTATAAACTACACTAAAACCAACTTACCAATCATTGGTAATATATTTAAAAATACGTTTATAGGTATTTTCAATATATTCAAAGCTTTCGCACCTAATTCTACAACTATATTCCAATCGCTAGAAAAGATGACTCAAAAGTTTGCTGAGTGGTCTGCTGGTATAGCAAAGTCGGACGGCTTCAAAAAGTTTGTGCAATATATGAATGAAAACGGTCCTGTTATTATGCAATTGATTGGTAATGTCGCAATGGCGTTAGTTAATTTTGGTATTGCTATGGCGCCCATAGCTAGCCAAGTGCTTAAAGCAGTAACTGCATTCGCTGGTTGGATAGCTAAACTGTTCGAAACACATCCGGCAGTAGCGCAACTCGTTGGGGTTTCTATTTCCTTAGCAGGTGCTTTAATGGCTTTAGTACCTAACATTGTTGGTATAACTACATTTATAGGTCCATTAATTACAAAATTTGCAGCGTTGGTTACTAAAGTGGGAATTGGAAAAGCTACTTTCCAAGCTTTAAGTAAAGTTTCCTCGCTACTCTTTGGTAAAGCGTCGCTTGTGAGAGGTATCATCACTATATTAGCTAGTGTATTTGGTGCTTTGAGCGCACCAGTATTGGCAATTATAGCTGTAATCGGCTCTTTAGTAGCTATATTCGTATATCTATGGAAAACAAATGACGGTTTCAGAGAAGCGTGTATAAATGCATGGAATGTAATAAAAGAAACTGTGTCCGGAGTTGTTAACGCTATTGTTTCGTTTGTCCAAAGTATTTGGGGTGGATTAGTGGCATGGTGGCAAGAAAATCATACACTTATCCAAAATGCTGCAACAACTGTTTGGAACGCTATTAAAACTGTGATTATGACAGTTATGAATGTTTTAGGACCTTCTTTACAAGCTTCATGGGAAGTAATTAAACAAGCAATCATTATTGTTTGGGAAGTAATCAAAACAACTGTTCAATTAGCGATTAACGCTGTTTTAGGAATTATTAAAGTGGTAATGCAATTAATTACTGGTGATTGGTCTGGCGCATGGAACACAATCAAAGAGACAGCTATGAATGCATGGAACATTATCAAAGAAGGCGCTTCGAACATTTTTAATGCGCTTAAAAGTGCGTTATCGGCTATTTGGGAAGCAATAAAGACAAATGCTTCTAATGTATGGAACGGCTTAAAAACTGCTGTTATAGCTGTGGTGAATGCTGTTAAAGCTGGTGTACAAGCGCAATGGAATGCTATAAAAAGTGTTACAAGTTCAGTATTTAATGCTGTAAAGTCAGTTGTTTCATCAATTTGGAATGGAATTAAGACATTGGTTTCAACAGTTATCGGAGCGATAAAGTCTGTTGTAACATCAGGATTTAACGCTGTTAAGAGTGCGGTCAATTCCGTGATGAATGGTGTTAAATCAGTTATTTCTTCTATTTGGAATGCTGTTAAATCAATTTTCTCAAGTGCTGTTGGAAATGTTAAATCAGTTGTATCATCAGGATTTAACGCTGCAAGAAGTACTGTTAGTAATATAATGGGTGCTATCAAAAGTACAATTAGCAATGTATGGAGTGGTATAAAATCTACAGTTTCAAATGCTGTTCATAGCATGGGAAGTGCAATGTCTAACGGAATGAGTAGCATGAGAAGCGCCGTAAGTAACGGAATGTCTAGTGTGAGTAGTGCAGTAAGAAATGGTATTTCTAATGCAGCTAGTGCAGTGAGAAACGGTGTTTATGGCATGGTTTCAGCTGGTGCTGATTTAGCTCGTGGTATTGGTAGAGGTATCATGAATATGGCTGGTTACGTAATGTCTAGGGCTAGAGAATTAGCAAGCAGAGCTGTAAGTGCTATTAAAAGAGCATTAAGAATTCACTCGCCGTCTCGTGTAATGCGTGATGAGGTAGGTGTATTCATAGCAAAAGGTTTAACAGTCGGTATGATGAACGAAGGACGTAATACTATTAAAAGTGCTGCTAAACTAGGCGATAGAGTTGCCGGAGCATTTACACCTCAAATTCAAACGCCTGAAATATCTGGGATTACACAAGGTATTAAAGGTTTGCAAGACAGTATACAAAGCGACATAAATGCATCGTATAATGTGCAAGCAGAACCTACAACTAACGTTATCAAGATTCAATTAGATCTTGATGATGAAGCTATTACAGCTAAAGTTGATGGCGTTCACGCGACTAAAGATATGATGTTGGTTAGATAATCAAAGAAAGTAGGTGCACTTATTGGATGTACTCATTCAAAAAATAAATGGAGATACATTCACTTTAGGAAGCGCCGGTATCATCGTTCACGATTTTAATGTGGGTGGTTTAGAAATGGAAACAGCATATGAAGATACAGACGGCTTACATGGTCGTTTTAATATGGGGGGCGTTTATAGAAAAAGAACTATAAGCGTTCCTGTTTCTTTTATCGCCGGTGAATTAAGTGAATTCCCTTTACACAGAGACAAATTATTTAACATAGTTACTGATTTAGATGGTTTTTATATAAGAGAAATGCGAAGACCAAAAAGACTCCAATACGAATTCAGAGATACCACTTCCGAAACTGGCGGATTAATATTAGATGAAAATAACAATGAAACTTCTTATGATACGCCTCAAACTTGGAATGAGATGTCTTCAGGTAAGCGTTACAAAGTGAGGTTGTCTAACGTTATAAACGTTACACAATCAAATAAAAAAGGAGATGCCGAACTTGAATTTGAAACAATAGAGCTTCCTTTTGCAGAAAGTGTAAACACAACATTATCTTTACATGGCAATAGTACTTATCAAACTAGTAAAGATTGGACAAATGGCATGGGGCTATTAACAGATTCTAAAGCGTACAATTACTTATTTGATGGTAACTCAAATATCGAGTTTTATTATCCTGGCAATATTGCTAATGATCAATCAAATATGGATAAAATTATAGAATTTGACTTCAAATCGAATGTAGATACTTTTGCATTTTCGATTAACGATATTCAAATAGAAATTAAAAACGTTGGCTTTAAAGTTGGAGATAAACTTGTTTTTGATGGACAAAATATTTTGAATAATAACCATTCTGTATTACAAGCTTCAAATTATACACAACCTGAAATTAAAGTTGGCTGGAATAAAATTGATATAAAAGATAGTGTTTCAGTAAAAACCAAGATTGACCTTAGATGTTATTACAAATAGAAAGGGAGATGATTTAATGCGAAAAATAATCACACCTCCATTAGATGATGAAAATTTATCTAGAATAAATTCAAATTTCGAGGAGTTATTTAGAAGTGTTGATAATACTGTCGGTGCTATAGCCGGTAGAATTTGGGATAAAATTGTAACAGAGAATACTATAAATCTCGAGACACCAGTGAATATAACAGGAGAATTAACGGATAAAGACAAGAAAAACACAATTAGATATGTTAAATCAGAACAAAAACTATATGTATATAATGGCACGAAGTGGATGCCATTCGAAGATGTTAATTATGACCCTTATCAGCAATTTAAAAAGGAATTAGACGCAGCAGTAGATCAATATAAAACAGACTTAACAAGTCAATTGAATTTATCTAAACAAGAACTGAATGATCTTAACACTTCTATTAAAACGAGTCTTAACACAATAAATACAAACGCTATTAATACAGTCACACAATTAAAAAATGATGTCGCCAATCTTAAGGCGACTTTTGAAAGTGATTACACTACAAAAGATAAAGCGTTTAACGATAACTATACATCTAAGTTAGCTAGTTTTGACGCAAATTATACAACAAAATTGAACACTTTTAATTCCAATAGTACTACGAAAATTACAGATTTTAATAATAATTATACTGCGAAATTAAATGCATTTAATACTAATTACGATAATAAAAGTGCGTCATTAAACACTACAATAGCAAATGCTACGAAAACGGTAACGGACATAAAAACGTCGGTAGAATCGATTAGAAATGATGTAGTTAATAAAAAAATAAATGGCATCGTAGAGATTCTTGAAGGTGATAACTACTATATTACTAAATACGAAAATGGATTAGCAGAATTGAATTTCACATATGCGTATACTGCAACAAACACAAAAAGCACTTCGAATTTTTATTACTATGATATCGATGGTATTCAACTGCCTGCTGGTATTTCCTTCACAAAAGTATTTTCAACATCAGTGAGTGTGTTGGGTAATGGATATTTGACTGGAGGCACTTCAAAAGATGCGGTAGGAACAAATATGAATGTGCGTGTATGGTCTTATCGTGATGTGTCAGGAACTTCATGGACTATACAAATCTCTGTTTTAGGTAAATATAAATAAGAGAGGTGAACATTATTGGCACTTGTATTTATTGATCCAACTACGAATAAAGATTATGCAACCGAAGCATCAACGACTTTGAATAAGAAAATAAATGGCGATGGATTATTAGAAATTAAGCTTTTTCAAACTGAAAATAACAAAAAATTTTTAAACGAAATAGGTAAGATGTGGCGTGTTTCAAATATCGAAGGCAATGGAGATAAAAGAGAGTATGTAATTATATCCGTCAGCAAAAAAACAATAAGTAAAAAACCTAGCGTCAGTATTGTTGCACGTGAAAAAGTATATGATGATTTAGCAAACGATAGAATTTACGAAAAAATTGACGGTAGTTATACTGCTCAAAATTTCTTTGATGCAGTGTTTAAAGGGTCTGTATATGATTTTTCTCTTAGTTCTAATGCATTTTCGGAGGAGTGGCAAAATGCTGGTCTAGGAAATACGAGATTAAATGTATTTCTGAACGGAATTGATAGATACGGCTTAGAATTCAACTATTTACCTGAAACTAAAACATTTTTGTTAAAAGATAAGATTTTTAGAGAGCCTGCTTATTATCTTTCTAGAAAAATAAACGCAAAGGAAATTGAAGTTGATGAAGATGCATCAAATTTTTCAACGTATGCAAGAGGTTATGGCAACTTCACAGAAGAAGAAGGCTTTGAACAAGCTTTATTAATCAGGGAATACATTCATCCAATTGAAAAAGTTATAAAACAACGTAGACATGCTGAACCTATAAAAGATGGGCGCATCAAAATAGAAGAAACTATGGATAAAGCTTTAAAAGCTTTAGTTGATGATTCCTTAAAAATTTCTATTTCTGTTGATTTTTTAACAACTAAATTAAGAGATAAAAATGGTAAATCTAGTTTTGTAGTACCTAAAGAAGGCGACCTAATAATGGTCGAAGACGATACGATTAATTTTAGAGAGAAATTCCGTATACTTGAAATCAAAGAATCAAGAAATGCAAAACATGATATTACAAAACAAGTCGTAACTTTAGGTGATAAATCAAGAGAAGAAAGATATTACCAAAGTATAAGTGATGCACAAAAATATTTAGATGACTTAAAACGTGGACGCATTAAACTTGGATATAGTGTGCTACCGCAAGCTGTTAAATCTAATACAGACGCTCTCAAAAGGGCAAGAACAAGTTTAGAATTCGGGTTAGGCGGTATTACCGCAAGAGATCCTTCAGACCCAAACATTATGACTATTTTTAATAGTAGAGGTATCGGAATAAGTGATAATGGTGGTTATAACTTTAAGAGTGCTATCACAGGTAACGGCATTAATGCGGATGCAATTACCACCGGTACATTAATAGCTGATCATATAAGAGGCGGTACTTTATCAAGTAATAATAACGAGGTTTTGTTTGAACTTGATAAAGGTAGATTATCTTTCCAAAAAGATAGCAGTATAGACTTTTACTCAAAACGAAATAAAATCAAATATAATACTGAAATCGGCAAAAATTTCATCTCTAAAGGTTTCCAAGCGATTGATGAAGAGTTGGATAGTCACACTCGTAAAATAGGTGTGGGATTAGGCACACTAGATAGATATTATGACTCTCTTAATAACTTAGTTAACGATAATGGTAACGTTCAATGTTTGGAGTATTACAATTTAAATGACAATGGAGAAATCGTATCATCTACAAATTATGTTCGTCTTATAAGTGATGTTATAGATGTTAGTGGTAACAAAGTAACTATCGGAAAAGACAACAACGGTTTAATGTATACCTACGACGAAAAAAGCAGGGTAATAGATCCTACTTTATACAATGATTCTGACAAAACGGCATTGAAAAAAATATTTTCTCCTGCTAGTTCAGGATATGGGTATGGGGTTCACTTAGGGACTGTCAAAGAAAAGTTTATAGCTTTTTATACAAAGTCGATAAACGGAATGCTTACACACCAAGTACCAGAAGATAATTATTCTAGTATTACAACATTTGGTAAATCTAGTAAACCGAGATTCGCAATCAACGGAAATATCGGAATAGATTATCATACGTTAGAAGGTGTTGGCATAGCATTTTCAGAAGTTAAGAACGATGCGTTTATACAAATAGAGAATAGTTTTTACTCGTTAAGAGAACTAGTCTCTAAATTAAATCTAAAAGAATATAGCTACTTAAATGTAGTTGGAAGGGGTCCAATCAGTGGAACACAATAAAACAACAACTGAAGTTGTACTTGAAAAAAGATTAATGGAAGAAATGAACAAATCTATTACTCTAGAAATGCAATTAATAGAACAAAATAAAGTAATTGAAGAATTGAAAGCAATGATAAAAGAAGATGAGAAATAAGGGCATTTTTAAAGTGTCTTTTTAATTTAACACAAAGTAGGTGGCGTAATGTTTGGCTTTACCAAACGGCACGAACATGAATGGCGAATTAGAAGATTAGAAGAGAATGATAAAACAATGATTAGCACACTCAACGAGGTTAAAATGGGTCAAAAAACTCAAGAGCAAGTTAATATTAAATTAGATAAAACCTTAGATGCTATCCAGAGAGAAAGACAAATAGACGAAAAAAATAAGAAAGAAAATGAAAAAAATATACGTGATATGAAAATGTGGATTCTCGGTTTGGTAGGGACTATCTTTAGTACGATCGTCATAGCCTTATTAAGAACCATTTTTGGCATTTAAAGGAGGTGATTACCATGCTTAAAGGGATTTTAGGATATAGCTTCTGGGCGTGCTTCTGGTTTGGTAAATGTAAGTAATGTATAGGGGGGTCAGTGCTTTGACACTGGCTTTTTATTATTGTTGTAATTATGGTAATATACAGAAGTGAGCAAGTTGGATAGATGGTGGCTATCTGAGTATAGGGAGGTGGTGCCTATGGTGGCATTACTGAAATCTTTAGAAAGGAGACGCCTTTGTGGTATCTATTGTTGATGCACTAAATTTGATGTTTAGTTTCGGTATGTTTATCGTTACTTTACTTGGTTTAGTCATCGCAATTGTTAAATTAAACCATAAAAAATAACCATCACAACTTTGGACGGTTAATGGTTATTTTTTAATAATTTCAAAACTGAGCCACCGTCTTTTTAACGGGCTCACTAGGGTGACATGTTTCTGCATGTTGCCCTTTTTCTATATATAAATTAACACATCATAATATAAATATCAAATAGACGGCTTATTAGTCGTCTTTTTATTTTGGATAAAAGGAGCAAACAAATGGATATTAACTGGAAATTAAGATTTAAAAATAAAGCGGTATTAACGGGATTGATTGGGGCATTATTGCTATTTATCAAGCAAATCACAGATTTATTCGGACTCGATTTATCAAATCAATTAAATCAAGCTAGCGCAATTATAGGCGCTATCCTCACGTTACTTACAGGTATTGGCGTTATTACTGACCCAACGTCAAAAGGCGTCTCAGATTCATCTATAGCACAGACATATCAAGCGCCTAGAGATAGCAATAAAGAAGAACAACAAGTTACGTGGAAATCATCACAAGACAGCAGTTTAACGCCGGAATTAAGCACGAAAGCACCAAAAGAATATGATACATCACAACCTTTCACAGACGCCTCTAACGATGTTGGCTTTGATGTGAATGAGTATCATCATGGAGGTGGCGACAATGCAAGCAAAATTAACTAAAAAAGAGTTTATAGAGTGGTTGAAAACTTCTGAGGGAAAACAATTCAATGTGGACTTATGGTATGGATTTCAATGCTTTGATTATGCCAATGCTGGTTGGAAAGTTTTGTTTGGATTACTTCTGAAAGGTTTAGGTGCAAAAGATATACCATTTGCAAACAATTTCGATGGACTAGCTACTGTATACCAAAATACACCGGACTTTTTGGCACAACCCGGCGACATGGTTGTATTCGGTAGCAATTACGGTGCAGGATACGGACACGTAGCATGGGTAATTGAAGCAACTTTAGATTATATCATTGTATATGAGCAGAATTGGCTAGGCGGTGGCTGGACTGACAGAATCGAACAACCCGGCTGGGGTTGGGAAAAAGTTACAAGACGACAACATGCTTACGATTTCCCTATGTGGTTTATCCGTCCTAACTTCAAAAGCGAAACAGCTCCACGATCAATACAATCTCCTACGCAAGCATCTAAAAAGGAAACAGCTAAGCCACAACCTAAAGCGGTAGAACTTAAAATTATCAAAGATGTGGTTAAAGGTTATGACCTTCCTAAACGTGGTGGTAATCCTAAGGGTATAGTTATTCATAACGACGCAGGAAGCAAAGGGGCAACAGCAGAAGCGTATCGAAACGGATTAGTTAACGCACCTTTATCAAGATTAGAAGCGGGTATTGCGCATAGTTATGTATCAGGTAACACAGTGTGGCAAGCTTTAGATGAATCGCAAGTAGGTTGGCATACTGCTAACCAATTAGGCAATAAATATTATTACGGTATTGAAGTGTGTCAATCAATGGGAGCAGATAATGCGACATTCTTAAAAAACGAACAGGCAACTTTCCAAGAATGCGCTAGGTTATTAAAAAAATGGGGATTACCAGCAAACAGAAACACAATCCGATTACACAACGAATTCACTTCAACATCATGCCCACACAGAAGCTCGGTATTGCACACTGGTTTTGACCCAATAACTCGCGGTCTATTGCCAGAAGACAAACGTTTACAACTTAAAGATTACTTCATCAAGCAAATTAGGGCGTACATGGACGGTAAAATACCAGTTGCCACTGTCTCTAATGAGTCAAGCGCTTCAAGTAATACAGTTAAACCAGTTGCGAGTGCATGGAAACGAAATAAATATGGCACTTACTACATGGAAGAGAGCGCTAGATTCACAAACGGTAATCAACCAATCACTGTAAGAAAAGTAGGACCATTCTTATCATGCCCGGTAGCTTATCAATTCCAACCTGGTGGATATTGTGATTATACAGAAGTGATGTTACAAGATGGCCACGTTTGGGTAGGATATACATGGGAGGGGCAACGTTATTACTTGCCTATTAGAACATGGAATGGTTCTGCCCCGCCTAATCAGATATTAGGTGACTTATGGGGAGAAATCAGTTAG